ATGCCACGTTCATGTTTAGCACTCATCTTAGGTGTCGCAGTGAAGAAGTACTTACGTGTGCTCTGAGCAGCAACTATAGTAGTAGCCTCAAAAAAATTGCGTTGCGTAGTGTTGTGTGCTTCGTCACAATAGAAAGTGTCTACGAAGAACTGGTTATTTGCTATCTTGTGTAGACTATGATATGTTGTGAATAATATAACATGAGCACCGAATGTATGAGCACTGCTTACAAACTTCATGATGTCCTTCTGATCAGTAACAGAATAGAATGGAGAGTCACCACTGTGTACACTACCAATCTTGTAGTTAGATACATTGGCAAGTATCTCATTGAACTCATTAGCAAGTTGTAGTGCTAACATGATACGTGGTGCTGCTACCACTGTAAGTGTAGGATAGTCACTCTGAACTAACTGAGTACGTAAGTCCTCAATCATACAAATAGTCTTACCACCACCAGTAGGAATATACACTGTACCATGCTCATTATTGTATAGAGCATCTATAGTGCGTTCTTGATGTGGTCTGAGTGATAACATAGCATCCTTGTTGTTATCACTATTATAATGTAATTTGATACTCAATTCATGCTCTTGTGGACACTTTTTTCAACTGTCACAACACCCTCGTAGATTGCTCTGTTTGCTATATACTTCTCCCATGCTCTCGCATCTATCTCCCATGGTTCATCCCAATACTTAGTGAAGGGAGGCACTACCTTCTTATACCATGTGTTAATACCACTTGCCTTCTGTCCCCACTCTCCTCTGACACGTTGCTTTACGTGTACCATTTCATGTGCGAGTGTGACTAGATAATCCCATTTACTGAGACCATTATGTATTTGTATTTCAAAGAATCGTGGACGTGTGGCACTGTCTAGGCATAACATTTGCCCATACATACATTCACGCTTCAATCCCTTGGTTACAATATGGAAGTCAAGTTTATACCGTTTGCCGATATATTTGTCCACGAACCAATCAATGAAGGAGTCTGTGATAGTGACTCTACGATGATAACCCGAATAGAAGATAGAATGAGACATGACCAGTGTAAAAACCAAATGAGTGAAACGACGAAAGCTAATTTCATATATCTAAGCATACTCCCCCTTCATTATAACTAACTTCTTATACAGTTCAACCCCATCAATCTCTTTTGGTTCCTCTGCTTCCATCATGAGACCAAGTAAATAGTCTATTTGCTCAGGGTTTAGTGGATTCCTGATTACCATAGGTGTGATCATAATAAAATTCCTTTGTTAGTTTAATTATAGCGTATTGAAGTCCAAAGGTGCGAACTCAGTGGGCACTTCAGCAACTGAACACCGTTCCTCTGCTATTCTAACATACTCTGGTTCTTTTTCAATACCTATGAAGCTACGTTCAGTGGGTAGTGATGCTACTCCTGTAGTTCCCGATCCACAAAACGGATCGAGGATAGTTCCCTTCTCAGGGCAATATATACTGACCAACCACTCCATTAAAGCTATTGGTTTAACTGTTGGGTGATTATTGTCCTCACCCTTCTCCTTACGTGTAGCACGTGGAGCATAGAAATACTTCTGGTGTTCTGGTTGTACCTCACCCACTATGTTGCTTGGGTATCTGCCTTTTGGATTAGCATCTACCTTACCAAACTCCTTCTGTGTGCCTGTTGTCTTACCATCCTTACCGAATGTCCTACGCTTGACACCTCCTGCTACCCATCCTGTTGGAGGTTTACCATCCCAAGGTACACGTGCGTCCTCAATATTGATCTTACCCACACCATACTTGGCATAGTTATTCTCAATACTACCTTCACATGGTCTCTGTGCTACCACAATAGGTTCATGTGCGGGTTTGAGTCTGTTAGTCTTAGGCATCTTGGTAGTTACCATCCACATGATCTGATCTTTGATCTCAAATCCTGCGTCCTCTACATTTACTGCCATCCTATGATATAACTGTGGACTACAGAATGATAACAGGAAAGCACCAGGTTTCAGTGTCCTGTATACTTCTTGCCATAGTTCAACTGTAGGCACACTATAATCCCAGTGTTCCATACCCATACCATATGGAGGGTCAGTAATACAACAATCAAATGAGTGGTCATCCCACCCATCTAACTCTGCCTGAGCATCATTTGAAGAAATTAAATACATTCTGTTCGCATGTAGGTCTGTCCTTATGTGTAAAGTAGTCAGTATATTCTGATGTACCCCTCTGTATGTACATCTCTCTCAAATAGAAATCAAAGCCTCTCTCGTCTTGCCACTCTGGTAGTGATTGATAACGAAGGAGTACATCTTTCATCTCTAATAACATTCTATCATATAATTCTCTCTTGTCCAAGGTGAGTATGTCATCACCCCAGAACAATGTAGTTTCATTATACTTCTGACTTGTGAATACATACAGACCATCTGCGTGTGGTCTACCACTGTTGTACATTGGTTTAGCATTCTGACTAGACTTACACTCTAGGTTGATAATACCCCATCGTGTAGGTATCTCATAATCAGGATAGTTCTGAGTACCATTGGGTTGATAGGTATAGACGATACCATATTCATCTAGTATCTCTCCTACTCTCTTTTCATGGTCATCACCATTTGCCCAAGGCAGACTCTTGAGTCTAGTCAAGAAATCTGCCATCCTATTAGCATCAAGTAGTGGAGATACGAAACCTATATCATTTAGTTTCATGAGTATGGACTTACTATTTTATCTCCCTTACGTGGATATGCTGCCACCTCTGGGTCTGGGTCTAACCACTTGACATACTCTCTGTCTTCAATACAACAATCTAGTTGTGCTTGACTATCGAGATAATACATGTCGTAGTATCTCTTCTGTATGTCATTGAACTTCTGTATTCTGAAGTCTGGAGCACCATTTTCTTCTAGTAGTCCTTTCTGTACAAATCTGTACGGATAGCGTTCAAGAATAACTTCTGTCTTCATGATCTTTTGTCCTCGTTGAGTGGTGAATTGAAATACTTGCGATTAGCAACATATAATACTGCTAGTGCTGTGATGATTCCGAAGAATCCGATGATAAGAATCGGACTCTGTGGGAAATCGTAAAATGGAACGTTGTTCATTGAAATTACCTCATGTAAAGATGACCACCTGCCCAATCAATATTGTCAGGGTTATGTAAGAACTCTCTGTCCTTGATGATTCTCATGTCATATCTGACATGTTTGGCAGGGTTCTGCCAAGATGCTGCCTTGTAGACCTCACCTGTTTTCTTGTCGATGAAACAGTGTACTGAACCATTTCTGAATCTAGACTCATTTTCATCGAATGTCTGGTATACAACCTTGAAGAACTTACGTCCTGTAATTGCTTTCCATGTGTAGAGATATCTTGCGTCTCTAGTTTTGATCTCTCTTAGTTTGTCAAGAGCATGATCAGTGTATCTACCTTCAGATACCATTCTCTGATATGAATCTACTTGATGATTGTAGAAGTTGTCATTTAAAGCAGTAATGTAATCTGCTGTCCACTCTTGAACTCTTTGTTCTTGTGGTTTGATCTTCATGTTAGCTCCTTTGTTTGTATGTTCTTATTATAGAGCCTAGTCAACTCGTATGGGAAATTAGTGGACACTTTTTTAACTGTCCACTCGTGTCACATATCAAATGGCAACTTCGTAGGTATAGCCTTGAGTCGTTTTTGGATCAGTGATCCATACTGTTCGTTAAGCTCACACCCGATATAACTGCGATCATGTTGCTTAGCCACCATAGCTGTAGTTCCTGATCCCATAAATGGATCTAGAATAGTGTCGCCTTTCCTGCTTCCTGCTAGTATACATGGTTCGATCAACTCTGGAGGGAAACAAGCAAAGTGTGCTCCCTTGAATGGTTTATTTGTTACTGACCAAACATCTCGTTTATTTTTCCGTTCATAAGACTTGGTAAGACCACTATGAGGTTGAAGGCCAGTGCCAGGATTATGGTACTTACCGCTTGTCCTGTCTCGTTTACCCCAATCTTGCTTGACTGGTTCTTTGATTGCTTCGTTGTCATAATAATACTTACGTTGTTTACTCAATAAAAATATGTACTCATGTGATTTAGTACACCTGTCCTTAACTGACTCTGGCATTGGATTTGGTTTATGCCATATAATATCCTGACGTAGATACCATCCATCTGCTCGCAATGCGAAAGCAAGCATCCATGGTATACCTATCATGTCCTTCTCTTTCAGACCATCTAGTTTGTTTGCTCTCCTATTACATTCTTCTGGTAGGTCTTGATTTGTTCTACTTACTGTTTGTTTAGGTAGTCCACCTGTGCCTGGTCTGTAATTATAATAGCTATCACCTATGTTCACCCATAGTACACCATCATCTGCGAGTACATCACGTACCTCACGAAATACCTCTACCAGTGATTCAATAAACTCTTCTGGTGTCTCTTCTAATCCTATTTGACTATCTTGTCTAATAGCACCACACTTGGGGCAAACAGTTTTGTAGATAGCATCACCCACACCTGACATCTGATCATGATTCTTATGTCCAGTAATACAATGATCAGGATTAACCTTTGAGTCTCTCATGTGATTACAGTTGGGGTCACCACCTATCCATGTTGCTGTACCATAGTCACGTAGACCATAGTAAGGAGGTGATGTCACACACATTTGAGCACTGCCACGTGGAAACTGTTTAAGTGTATTCTTACAGTCTCCAAATAATATAAGATCTTTTACCATATCTCGTCGTCATCCGTCCATGTGTACCTGTAGCATTCTTCATCCTCCCAATCGAACTCTGCCTTGTCATACTGCATCATACGATATCCCTGTTCAGATCCAGCTCTGATACTGCTGTCTCCTTCATTCATAGACCATACCCATTGTAACCACTCTGTGATCTCGTGATCAGGGAGTGTCTCCATCATATGATCTAATAAAAATTCAAACTGACCTCTGCTGAGGTGCTTACGTTTAATTCTTGGCACGTCGTTCTTTCAATAGTATTTTGTGATTGACCCACATATTGACATAATCATTTAATGACTCTTCAATATTAATATCATCTAACCAGAATTCTACCACATATCCAGATTTTAGCAACTTAAGTTTACCTGTCCGTTGTACGTGGTATGGTTGTCCTGCTTTTACGATGTCTCCATCATACCACATTTCCTCGGTTGCGACAAGTAGTCTGTCAGTGCGGTCAAATATTATATCTGTGTCTATCTTATGTACTTTCCTATTATAATATCCTATATCTTTATCAGGATCAGGACCTATACAAATAGCACTAGCATTGTCTGTGAGTGCTGTAAGTCTAGTCATACCAGACATTTTAAAGTTTAAATATGTGCCTGGTTTATTAATTAATGCGTGTGGTACTCCTGCTGTCTCACTCATCCATACACCACTAGGAAATAACAGACACCTGTTGTGTAGGTAGAACTTATCTAAGTATGCTTCAGCTGGCATATTATCTTCCAGCCCTGAGACACCACAATTATTATATACTCTCTTTCTTATATCTTCAGGAATAGGTATCACCTTACCTTCAGGGTCATCACCGATGAACTTGAATCCTTTTTCTACGTTGTAATAATATAATATGGTAACACCATGACCTGAGTCTTGGATTACTTTTTCACTATGCACTAAATCCCTCTGCGTATCCGTCCCATTTATATTCTTTAGGAACTCTGTCTACAAACTCAATCAATCCATCCTCAAACTGTTGTAACCATGCTCTTCCTGCTTCAGCTGCGTTAACCTCATTAGTAGTGAACTCAATAAGATATGTTGGCTTAGTTACATTGAATGATTGCCAGTCAGTCACTGTGCATTTGAATGCGAAGTGCTTCTTCAATAGAAATCCTTGAATGTAACAGTCCTCTGTTGGTACTATTATACTTCCTTCTGTCTCTGGTTTAAATCTACCACTCTCTGCCCAATAATATACTTTTCTCTGATAGTTCTTAGCATCTACAGGTCCTACACACACTGAGGATCCATCCTTAACCATACTTGTGAGTCTAGTTACACCTGGCATTTTATATCCAGAGTGACTACCCGCATGATGTAATAGACTGTGGTCAGGCATATTTAATGCGTCTGCCTTCCAGTCTGAGGTGAATAGTATGGATCTATGGTGAATGATAGCATCATCATAACCATACTTACGTAGCAATGCTTCGTTCTCAGCCACCTTACCACTAGGGTTCTTCTCTATCCAGTCAGCTAACACATCGAAATCAGGTTTCACCTCTGTTATATCAGGGTCATTACCAAATATCTTTTTACCTAGTCTGGCACTCACACATGATAATATCTCAAACCCATGCTGTTCGATCTTCTTACCGAACCCATAGGCAGCAATGTCATATGATTTATTTTCAGTTATGTCAAACATTAGCTAGTTAAATTTTCAAATTGGAAGTCGAAATCGTCTTCGTGGAATATAGTTGTGATCCTAGTCTCTGTGAGTAGTGGATCAAAGTGATTAGCAGTCTGTTTGTGCATCTCTGTTAGATGTGTCTCTAACTCTGTTGCTGTACATGTCTGCTCTTGATTCTTAAGAGTATTACACTGAGTCAGCTGACTTGAGCTGTCTCCCTCTCTATTCTTCTGTATTAATACAGCATCAAATGCTAGTTTTGCTATCTGTAACCTAATTGGTTCAGTAGCATTTAGATTCCATGCATCAATTAATAGATCATCTGGTTGAGTTACTAACTCACTACAGTTGATTGATACATGTATTTGTTGAGCATCATCATCAACTTCAGTAATAGTGAACTTCACTGAGTCCGCACCTAATACTTTGAATTGAGGCTCTTGTGTTACGTCTGATTGTGCCATTGTTATCCTGATGAACGACCTCTACGGTCACCTGTTGCTACCCATGAGTATACATAGGACGCTCCATCTATATAGTTCCCACTGTTACCATTGGAACCTGAGTTACCACCTGAAGCATTTTGACCAGGATTACCACCTTTAGCTCCTGAGTTGGATCCACATCCATTTCCTGATCCACCATTACCACCTGAGTTGTAGGAACCATTGCTCCCACCACCATTACCACCTGAGCCAGCAGGGATACCAGCTCCACCGCCACCTCCTCCACCAGAGGCTGGGTTGTAGTTATATCCTGTTCCTTGTCTGTAGCAGTTCTTACCACAGTTATAGTTGAAATAGTATGTGCCTACACACTGTCCGTTCTGACCTCCACGGCCACCACCGCCACCTCCCCACATGTTTCCATTGTTCTCAATGAATACACCTGTACGAGTATACAATGCTGTACCAGCTGACTGTCCACCACTTCCTATATTACCACCATTACCACCACGTCCAGCTATACGACAGTTGGAGTTGATTTTAATATACACACGTGACTCACCACCAAAGTTACCTATGTTGATGCCAGGATTACCTCCTGCGTTACCAGTGACATGTATCACACCACGTATTCTATCGCCATTATTATATGTCCTACCTAGTGTTGGTGAGTTATAACCACTGGTAGTCAACCAGTTGCTTAAATTAAATGTGGAGGTACGTGTACCACTGAGTTCAACATAGAATGTAAATACATTCTCTGCGTCATGGAACTTTCTCCAGTTACCACCAGATTTAACATATGCTTGTTTAACTGTACGCCATGAGTTACCTGACTTGACCGATAGTTGGTCAACCCATCTCCATGTGCCCCCAGATTTTATACGTGAATGATAAGTAGGGCTAAGATAATTAGCGATACTTGAATCATAAGGTAGTGCCATAATTAATATCTATACCAAATATCTCCATTGCTACCACCACTAGGGTTGTTAGTAGAGATTGTACGTGCTCCGTAAGCATTGGAACCTGATCCTATTGTTAGTGTCAATGTACCTGTGCTTGCGTTTAGTGAAATGCTAGATCCACCTGATATTGCTAGTGATCTAACACCTGTGTTAGCAATACTGATACTGTTAGTACCATTAGTAACACTAATACCACTACCAGCTGAGATAGTTGATAGTGAGAATCCACTAGATGAACCTATAAGTAACTGACCATTAGAGATAGTGGAGGTGTTTATACCTGTACCACCATATGCTCTGTTGATTATACTACCTGACCATGTACCACTTGTTATAGTACCCACTGTAGCAAGAGATCCCGCTGAAGTCAAGTTGCTTAATGTATCTATAGCACTCTCGATAGTTGCTTCTGTTGTAGCATCAATACTATCAATACCCTTTAATGAGCAACTACCACCACTGTCTGATATAACCTGAGTTGAGCCGACTGTCAAGTCACCACCACCAACAGTCAAGTCACCAGTTAATGAGAAGTTATTTCTTATAGTTGTAGTACCACTTGTAGCACCAAGGTTTAAGCTAGTTGCTGCTCCACCTATGTTTACTGTGGTTGCTGTGGTATTGACTAAGTTGAATGAGCTCTGGTTAGTTGTGATGTCACCACCATTGACTGCTACGTCAGCTGATGCAGTAATATTATTTGTGACTGCCAGTGTACCACCTAGTGTTGTAGCACCTGAGTTTACATTTAGTGTACCTGTTGACTGTATGTCCAGTCCAAGCCCACTCTTCAACTGCATATCACCTGTTGCATCAGAGTTACCTGACCCACCTGTAATAGAAATATTACCTGTGTCTGTTAATCCTCTCTTAATCCAGTAGTTACCATCCCAGTACCATCCTTCATACTCACCACGTGTAGGTAGTTCTTTTAGTTTCCAGTCACCATCGTTGGCTGAACCTGAGCCTGGTGAGTTAGCAACAACGTCAATGTTTTTACTTCTTTCACCAGTCTTACCAATAGTAATATCAGCACAAGTGACTCTATCATTAATTGTAGTCTCACCCTGTACAAGGAACTTACCTTTAAATTCTGTTGTTAGAGTATTACTCTCAATGGTTATCTTATCCCTTACAATGATCTCATCAAATGTAGGACGTAAGTTTGCTGTCTCACCAACAACTGATAACACTGGAGTGTCTAGTGATTCTTCCTCACCTGTAACTGAGCTGATACGTGTGTTACCTATGAATAGGTCACCATTACTGTTCAGTCCAGAGTAGAATGCGATACCACCCTCTTCCTTCTGTGACTGTGCTAATAGTATCTCATTCTCTGTAAGAACTCTGTTCTGTACTGAGGGTAGACCAGTTGAATAGTTACCTGGTCCGAAACCAACGTATTCAAATGTGTGGTTACCTGATCTTAGGATACTAGGTCGTCTAACTTCTAGGTCTGTACCACCTGTAGCATTCAGTGGTATCATTCTTAATGCTAGATCTAATTCTTCTGCGTCACCATCACGTGCTTCTAGTGTGATGTAGTTAGCAGTGGCAGGGTCAGCTGAAGCATAGTTGGTATAGTTATTCTTCTGCTCCATGATGAATTCAGATGTTATCTCTCTAGTAATAGAACGAGATAGATCTTCAGCACCTGTACCATCAGTCGTAGTAACAAGTCCAACAACAGTATTAGATGCCACTGAGGTTGATATCAATGGATCTTCTGTTGGGTTGTCCTTATCTAACTGTGGATATAGGTTGTTAATATTCTGAGAGAAAGCAAAGTTACTTAAGTTACCGTTGCTTGGGCTGATCTTACCATTTAACATGGTTAGATAATAGATACCGTTCTGGGCTCCTGACTGTAGTGGTTGTACCTTCTCAATATCGTAGATATAATATACTTTCTCGTATGACTGTCCAGTTGCCACGTTTCTGGGCTGAATAATATAACCGTTGATTGGGTCTCTTGATAGAACTGAGCTGTCTACAACATATCTGAATCTATATGTCCTGTCTCTAGATGACCTGTTGTCTGGTATTCTCATCATGTATGATGCACCAGTGAACAGTGACGTTGCATAGAATGCTTCGTTACCTAGATGATAGTGTATACCATAGGATGTGTTGCTGCTAGTCGCTGCTGTGATTCTTACATACCAACATACGAGCTGATCATCAAACTGTAGTGGATGATTAGGGTCACCAGGTACGAATGACTGAGTAGTTATATTTGTAAAATCATTATCAGATACACTAGAACTACCTGTTGGTGTGACATTAGCATAGTATGTCTGAGGTGTAGAACCATTAATCAATGACACATATAATACATCATTGATACGAGCACCAAGGTTGTAACCCTGTAGTTTATATGGAGGTTTAGTTGCCTCTGAGTTATATCCATAGAGATATAATCTAGTATCTACTGCTCCAATAAAACTCCACGTGACTCCTCCATCAGAGACGGATCCCGAAACGTGCGTGGGAGCTGTGATACCAGTAGTACCACCATTAGCAGAATAATACGTATTGCCATTGTATAATACACTTGTGCCAGGTTGAATTGTTGTACTTGATGACCATGTTGGTTTAGGTACACCGACTGTCCTGCTACTGTTATGCTGTATTTTTTGTACGTCGAGAGCGATATATCCAACAGGAATCTCATCAATACTACCACCATAGACTGTTGTACCATTGACTGTAGTACCACGATATCCTCTGTTTAATGTGATAGTACCATTAGTTGCTACACTAGAAATTTGATATGATTCTGTAGCATCAATCGCAGTGATACGAATGAATTGGTTAGCAGTCAGTCCATGACTAGCGTTTAGTGGACTAGGTGTGACTGTCCTATTGTTAAGATCAGCATCAAATGTATAACCACTTACTTCTGTATATGTACGTGCTAATTTCTTAGGAGGTATGATGTGTGTGACCTTACCAGCTTTATCCTGTGTGAATGGTAGAGTCTTAAATCCTTTCGCTCTTAGAGCTGTTGATCCGAAGTTAGAGTTAGAGTTGGTAATTGACTGGTCGCCACCGCTAAGGGCAACGAAATGATCAGCAAAACCAACAGCGAAAACAGAAACTGCCTGAATAACTGCGTCATTAGAGCACTTGACGTGGAAGTTTCGGTAGCTCGGTCTGTAAATACTGTCGCCATCTGTATGATTACCTGCTATGTAAGTTGAGCCATCCCATTTAATGAAAGCATTGTCATCCTTTTGCAGTGACACACCAGTGAACTGAGCAACAACCATTGATTTGAAACCAGTTGACTTAGAACCATCAGCATGCATACCACATGTACCCCATGTTGAACGTAGGGATATGTTAAAGATGTATGGTGATGATGAATCAACGTTATCAATCTCAACTCTTACTGTAGAACCAGTAGCAGTTGGGTTGTTAGCAGGAGCAGCCTGATTGGGATCCTTAATTATGTATCTGAATGTTGTTGTGGTTGGTACTTCTGTAATAAAATATGAACCGTTAAATCTACCAGCCACAGCCCCTGAGACACCTTCGATCTGAACTGGGGTTCCGTTAGAAAATCCATGAGGAGTAGTTGTTGTTACCTCTGCTGTTGTAGTATACACACCACTGTTGATGTAGTCTGTAACGATACTACTAATAGTAATAGGACCTGAGGTATTAGGACCTACAATTCTGTTTTCCTCGACTCTCTTCTGGAACTCGTCTGCTGCGACAACACCAGTAGTGTCAGGGATATCATCAAATGCCTTTGCTACCTTCTGGTAGTATAGGTCTAAGTCAGTGATAGTAAGAGCATTACCAGCTGTGTCATTGACACTGCTCAAAACATTTTTACCATCAGCATATTCAAAGCAACACAATTTGTGGTGAGAATATGTTGGAGGTGTAGATGCACTAGGTTGAGCTGGGTCAGTATATACACCAGTCTTAGGACCATCAAAGAATGAGAACTGCCAGAAATAACATCCACCAGTTACACGAAATATTGCTGCTCTTTCGATTGCTCCTGCACTTGGATCAGGAACATATAATGGTCTTAGCTTAGTCTTTCTAAGATCCATACCCACGAGGGATGTACCTCTTGGGATTGTAATACCACCTTCTACTGAGTTAAATTTATATAATATGTTATCTGGGTTTGGTGAACCATCAGAGTTCTGTAAATCTAGATCAGAACTAGAGTTTAGTATGGGTATATCATCGTCTACAAATGCCTGTCCTGCTACGTTTGTACCAGGTCTGTTATCTAGAACATAATCACCAGGATATAGTACTATCGTAAATGACTCGAAAGCATCGTTGAACTGTCCAGTACGATATGAGAATCGTGCTGACTCAACAAGTGCTCTTTGAATTGACTTGAATGGTCTGTTAGGACTATTACCTCTGTTGTCAAAAGAATCCGATGCGTCGAAATCGTCTGGGTTGACGTAAATACAACGACCTGTCTTCGAGGTAAAGACATTCTTCAGTCTAGTTAGTGCCATTTAAGTAATAGTTACTGTTTCTTCAAATCCTATAAAATTAAATGCTACGCCAGCTGACGCACTCACATAAAGGTTCTGCCACTGTTCAAGGACTAGCCCTGTTAAACTCACTTCAGAATTATTTGGTATTGGATATGATTTTAAGATCTTATTCTGATCATCGCTGTACGCTACGGAAGCAATAATAACTTCTGGGAATGTACCAGTCGTCATCTTCCACTCTGCTGTCACTGCTGTACCACTCGTATTACTAGAGTTATACAATGTTACTGTTGATGCTGAGGGTAACCACTCATAACCTCTTGATGAGATTGATAGTTGTCCTGCTCCACCGATACCAGACACCCTTTGTAGTGTTGGCTCAGTATAATATTGTGACTTCACATTGTTATACAGTGAGTCATTTTGGATTAGCAACTCACCTTTTAGTCTGTCATAGAATACAACTCTACCACTGGTTCCAACGTATGAGTCAGTAATAGTTCCACTACCACCACCAGCTCCCGCTAGTGTTAATGTAGCAGCTGTCACTGGCCATGATCCAACTGGTAACTCATACCATACTTTGAGGTTAGCAGCGTCCCATGCTATACACTTTGCTGTATTAGTACCAGCTAAACTACCACCTGTGATCGTAAGGACTTCGCCTGGTACATATGCTGTACCGTTGTGACCTGAGACAATAACATATGATGATGTTACCTTCTCATTAGGAGCGAAACTAAACTCTGAGAAGTTAGATACAGTTGGAGACTGTGCGTTAGGAGCAGCAAATCCAATTACTTCTGTATAGTCTTGAATAGCAACGTCTACAGTTGCTGTTGCACCAGTCGTATTCATCATTCTGAGTGAACCACTTGTAAGTGTTGCACTAGGAGTTGTGTACATAGGATAATCAGCACGAACTAGACCATTTGGGTTAGCCGAAGGATCAACGTATGCATTTGAATATTTTGTTGTAGCGGACTGATAGGACGCTAGTACACCGTTTGCCATTTATTTAAGAATATGCGTGGAAAATAACTTTTGTTCTGCTAGTAGCAGAGATTGTATCAGCAGTGATAGTTTGCGTCGCACCATTTAAGTCTTCCAACTTAAGACGTTTAGCATATATAGCACCACCAATTTGGTTGACTGAATCTGTTTCAGTGACATAGAAATCACCATCAACATTACTATCACCTGTGACATCTAATCGTTTAGAGGGAGTCTTAGCGATACCCACATTACCATTAGAGTCTATCATCATCTCAGTGGTTCCATCAAATTTGTTGAACCTCATTGGAGTAGCATCTAATCTCCTTTGAAGTACAAATGATGATGAATCACCACCAATTAATTGACCACCTGTAAAGTATATATCTCCCCCGACTTCAAGCTTATATGCTGTTGGAGTTATATCTATACCTACACGATCATTTGTGTCATCTAATATGAATGTACCATTATCAAAGTTGACTGATCCAGTAGTAACTAGGTTACTAACAGAACCAATAGCACTGATTAGTCCAAGGTTACCTGTGTGGATAATCTCATTCTTTGTTTCAGTAGCATTAGCATGATTATATGTTCTATACTGTAATGCACCACCAGAGGTGACGAAAGTAAGAGTAGCAGACGTATAGTCTTGTCCTCCTGCGTCAATAGTAATAGACTCTAAAGCACCATTAACTACGACTGGAGTAACAAGGGCATCAGAACCATCACCAGATATAGTTGCGGTTAATCCTGCTGTGATGTTAGCACCTGGATTTGTGATAGCAAACCCTGATACAGCACCATTTGTAAGCAATACAGTTACATCAGGCATTGTATAACCAATACTCGCTATCCTCATACCATATGAGTAATTGGTAGATGAATAGTCTGTATCTCTATCATAATAAGATAAGTCAAGATACCTTGATGCTGAATCAGTTGAGACTGCTAAGTCAGCAGCCAACTTTCCTGCGTTAGTATCTTGACTTGTATCAAAAAACTTTAACTTTTTGTATGTACCAGTACTACTAATCTGATTAAGTGTGATGTCATCAGTAGCAGTTGTAGCAGCATTAATAGTTACTGGGTTGTTAGCTGTTAAACTTGCGTTTAATGTTGTAACAGCAGCGACTGTCAATGTATCAGTATTGGCAGATCCTATGGTTGAGTTACCATCAACTTGTAAGTCACCAGATAATGTGAGGTTAACACCTGTCAAATCACCTGAGAATATAGGAGATACCAGTGTCTTACTGGTTAGAGTCTGAGTAGATGATGTAGTTACTATAGTATCAGTGTCAACTCCTGCATCAGGGAAGACGAATGTTCTAGTAGTAGCTGTGGGTAATTGAGTGGCAGAAAATTTTATAATCTTACTATTGTCTGAACTATTAGGAACAGTAAACACTGAGTCATTAATAGCAATAGTAGAGTTGAAACGAATGAGACCAGTACCTAGTGCCTGTAGTGTCAGGTCTAAGTTGGAGTCTGCTGAGTCTCTAGCAGATAATACAAGTGAAGTAGATTGCTTCTCAAGTAATAGTTTAGAGTCACCCAGTGATATACCGAGTTCACCTTGAGCTGTTGAATAAAGCCCAGTTGCTGTCTTTTGGTCAAATGCTAGACCAGGCTGGTTCTGTGATCCACCAGGCACTGCCTTAAAAATGGATCCTACTTCGCTCTTTTTATTTGTATCTACTGGGTCAGAATTATCAAGCAACAGAAGGGTATCTGAAGGTGATACTGTAGTCAGTAGAGTCAGGTCTGATATCTTACGAGTTGCCACACGTACCCTACATTAAGTTCTCCATTTATTTATACGCTTTATCAAAGATAAAAGGTCCGTAACGACTGCCCCATGTCTGTTTACCCTCTTTATCGTAGCCTCTATCCACTACTGTGTACTTATCTTTCTCTAATATTGCTTCAGATCTGAGATATCCATCGTTAACCCATGGACTTTCAAAGTTACGTCCAACGTACATATCACCTTCCTTAATAAAGTGAATGTCTGCTACTGGATTGAGTGCTATAATCTCCCCATCCCTCTCTATTATCTCTATCTCTTTACGTCTATACTCTTCATTATTATATTTGTATCTCTGATATGATCTAAACTTTGTACCCTCTATCCTCTCATGTGTCAGTAATACATGAGCATAGTAAGACGGCCAACTAGACGCTTGTCCCCAGTTGTTAAACTCTCCTTCAAACCACTCTAAAAATTCTTCAAGCATTGAACTTGATTGCTAACGTAAATCTATACAATGGAGCAGCAAATGCTTGTTGTCTTGCTGCGTGTGGTATAGTGCTGTCAAATATAATTATTCTACCAGGCTTATATGGTGTACAAAATTCTATTTCTTGTGCGTCATCACCCAACAGTATAGTTTCACCACCCCACTCGTGCTTCCACTCTCTATTCATATAATATAGCAGAGTCTTATCTCCTTTGCGTGAACTGTCCACGTGTACATCAGGACTCTCACTATGAATACCACAGTTGATGTATGCTGTCTCTACATTAGCAGGAACATAGTCATCGAGGAACCCTGCGATACCATCAGTAAAGAAGTTCTCTACCACCCATTTCTGATCCACATATGCTACTGGTTTCTGTGTCTTTATATTTTGTATGTCATACTTATTGCTCCCTACCAGTCTATATGGTAGTGAACATGCTTCTACGTATAGGTTGATCTGTTGTTGTAGAGGTATCAGATCATCAATGATAACTACCTCACCATTAGATAGTTTCATCGGAACTTTAAATTAAATCCTATACTGATACGATCTTCATTAGTATTATTCTTCTCTACCTTATGTCTAAGATGAGCAGGGAAGATTAAGCATCGACCTGGTGTAGGATGAAACCATACTGAATCATGGATCGTTAGATCCTCTTTGATCTCATCATCTATCTTCCAGTTATATCTAAATCTTGCGTTCTCATCTTCAAATATTATATCACCACAATGCATAGGTGCTTGTAAATACAAGACACCAGAAAAGTCCACACCCGCATGGATGTGGGAATAATTATAATCGCCTGGTTTGTTGACGCTTGCCCACATTGATTGAACATAGAATGGGGCTTCACTTATCTCTCGTAATGAATGAGCGATATGTGCGTGTATTAATAGGTAATGCTCTAAGAATGATTGATCTTCGTGTAATGTATATTTCGAGTGCCACCCACATGAGGAGGAGTTAGCATCATGCTCTCCTGTCTTATAATATTGTTTAACCCAATCTAATAGTTGGGGTTTAAAATCAAACTCACTGTGTAATAGTGGTGTTGGAAATAACGAAACGATCACTTTTTCAATCTTTTACGAAGCATTTTAGCGTAGGCAACCTCTGCAGGTGTCCATTGCTCTTTATTTTTAATAAGTTTTTTGGCGGTTTTTCGGATTGATTCCGATTCTTGCATGTATCCTAGTATCTTTTTGGTATTTTGTGATATGGTGAATCATCTTCATTGTCATCATATAAGTCGTCGTTGATATCCTCTAGGAGAATATCTAACTCAAATCCCTCCTCTAGGAGGTATGAACTACCACTATATAGGTCTTGATTTGTCAAATGAGGTTTCTCTTCGGCAATCACCACTGTATTTAAGTTGTCAGGAGTGTCATCCTCATCGAATGAGAATGGGATACCATTTATAAAGTATACCTTACAAACTCCTATCCCGTCAATAGTACGAAACTCTTTGTAGAGTTGGGTTATCTCTTCCATAAAAAATCAAAAGGGCATTTGTTTTCTTGCTCCTCTTCCTTCCTCAATCTTTCTTTGATGAGGTTCCATGAGAAGTTTTTGTGCCAGTCTTTGAGCCACAAGCTTTGTAGTTGTCGCTTAAGCACTTCTTTAGGGATGGATCGCTTTTCAAGTGTGAATTTGACATCTCTTGTTCTTTGGCTAGAGAATCTAACATAGCAAAGCGGGGATCCTTTTTCGAGCCAGATGTTTTTGTCATAGTTCTTTACCGTGAATCCTAGGTTGATAGGTCTTGTCCAAACTGATAATGGGAATGTACCAGACACTACGTCTAGTCCTTTCCTTGTCATTTCTGGGTGTTGGAACTGTTCAATCCATACATCACTGTCCTCTGTCCAAAAACAGTAACCTTGTTTGAATTGTATCTCTGGATGTTCTCCATCTGTCCAACCATCACCAAGCATCACATACTCATCGAACACATCTTGTCCAAGATTAGTCTCTAAGTATTGTTCGGTAGATTTATATAGCATACCTAGGGGGAAGCATTGCTTCATTACCCATGTATTTTTGTAATATTCTTTAAAGGCAGGGCACTTAGAATGTCTATACGTAGCAGGATAATCTTTGAGAGCAGGAGTTGGTTCCTCAAAGTAATCCTCTGGAAAGAAATCGAGTTCCCCTTCATCAAGGAAACTCTCTTCACTTCCACCCATCACATAATTATAGAATATTTTTTTAGTCTTCATCTAAAGCTTTGTCAATATCAGCATCAAGTTGTGCTTGTTGATCTGCTCTTGCTGCTGTCTGCTCTGAGAATGACTTACTGACCTTTCTCTTGTTAACCTTACGTGGTTTTCCTGCCTTGTTCTCTTTGATGATAGTGATAGCATCACCTACAGTGACTATCTCTCCTGCCTGTTCATCTCGTATTTCTACGCTGAAGCATTCCTCAAGGAACATCACTAACTCAACTGTGTCCAGTGAGTCAAGTCCAAGGTCATCCATAATTTTGCTGTCCCAGTTAATAGGTTCAACATTTCTTTCACCAAGAGTCTCAGCAATAGCGAGGGATGCCACTTCTAATAGCACCTCGTCTGTTACTGGTTTAGGGGCATTACGTAAGATGTCTTTGATCTTTAGATACGTTGCCGAATGTGACATAATTAATACTTGTACGATACTTCATTTATTTCGCACGTTGCTCTGACAAATTCTAATACCCTTAGAAATTGATCTGAGTCACTACATACCAGTTTCTCAACTTGTGATTGGTCACTGATAATAGTGAATGTACGTGCAGGGATATCCACCTCACACTGTTTCAAGTAGTCTGTTTCCATGGGTCTCCTAAATCACTATCCTTATGATAAGGTAGTGGGTACGCATTTGGGGTTGACATTGTGCCACTATGACATCTGGCATACTGAATGATGTCATTCGCATAGTGCTTTATCTCTTCCAGATTAGCATGAATCTCTTTATAGATCTCCATAGCATTCTTCTGGGAGGGTATCCCCTTAACTTTCTCCTCTATGTAGTTTGCTTTCTCAGCGTCGATAAAATCAACGAGAGTCTTAGCTTGACTTGACGAGATTGTCATACCAAACATGTGGTTGTTCCTTTACTATAGTACATTCAAGTCAGAATGTCAATTAAGGTATATACCGTTATTACAGGTTATTCTAAATTCAGAACCATCAGCACTCATAGTCACAGTTCCCTGTGCTTGTAATCTAAAATCGGTTGTTTTTATTTTTGCGTCTGATCCCTTTGTATCGAGTTCCCACCCTGTACCGTAACTCTTGCTTACGTCCATTCCAGTTGGTGCTCCACCCTCGATACAGTCAATATTTTCGCCATGAGTAGTAGTTTTCATACTACCTTGGACTTCTGTATAACTGTTTCTGCCAACTTTGGTATAGTGACAGCCATCGACATTAAAACGAAGGTCACCCGCTGATTCTAAAGCGAACGTTCCTCCTTCCTTATTCATTCTGATCACACGGTTACCATTGATAATCTCTGTCAACTGACCTCCAGCTTCCATGTCTACCTTTTTAAAGGTACATTTCTCGTTGGTGGAGTTAGTGATTACCCTGAGTTCATTCTTAACATCAATACCCACGTTGGACTTGGCATTAATCATCATAGTGCCACCAACATTTAATTGATATTCACCATCTACGGTATCATATCTGTTTCCCTCTACCTCTGTGTGTAAGTCTCCTTCCACATTAAGGTGAGCGTCACCGATAACCTGAATAATAAGTTTGTCCTGTTTTTTATCTTTACCGACCTTCAGGGTGGTCGTTGCCTCACTATTTAGGTTTAAATCTCTTGAACTGATGACATAAGTGTCTTTTTGTTCGTCCATTTCAATGATAGAACCAGTCTTACCATTGATAAAACGTACCCTTTCGCCATCTTCTGTATTGTCAAACTCCATTACATGACCAGCTGAGGTCACTGTTACCCAATTCTTTGGGTAGTTGGTGATGTGTTGAGGATTTTCATTCTCTGACTGATCACCTTGGAATAAATTTAGTTGACTTGTATCTTGTCTAGCCATGTGGATGTCCTACGCAGTCAATATATGATTGAGACTCGAAGATCTCGTTAAACTTACTAGGACCTACGTATTGATATGTAGGTACGATTCTAGCACCAAATCCTTCTCCTACGATAGTTGGTCTGATGAATCCTATAGTCTTGGTGTTAATACTAGGTGTCAATAATCTACCCTGTATATCAACTGAAACGTCACCGATCTCTATATCACCAACTTTGATCTTAGGTTGTTTATAACCTTTACCTACATTAGTTATATCAATAGTATCAAGGACTGGTATAATGTCATCGCAATTAGCATACAACGCTGTTGCGTTAGCTGGAATAGCAAGATCAAAGAATATTTGATCAGGATTTAATTCAAATTTATATGTGCCACCTGTTGTCTGTAGTTTTAGACCAGGTGGAATGTAAGCATCCTTGTCCAGTGTAGCAAGAGCAACTTTGTTAGTATTATTGTAGTTGTAATCCATGATCTGTAGAACACCTTCATTTGGATCACCATCTGTTTCCTGATAGAAAATGATATCACCTTCATCTGCGTAATCATTTAATTCTACATTGTCTATGAGGAAGAACTTCTGTTCTTTCGGGCAGTATGTGTTATCTGGATCTAATCCATAACCTATACCTGGCTTGTCAACTCTTATCTTCTCAATCTTTCCGTTCTTGATGATAGGTGTAAGTTGAGCACCTGTACCTTCTGGTTCATTACAAGTGAACATTGCTCTCACTTTAGCAGTCGTGTTAATATTAGATCCTTTATTCCTCATCAATACTCCAACCATAGCACCTATGTCATCAATGATAGGTAATGCCTTAATAATACTTGTGGACTGTGCATTGTCAAAAATTAATTCTGGGAAGCAAGGTTTCTTACGTGTGTTTTCTGGTGAGCAGTTAATACTTTCGTAATTAATAGTGCCATCTGATGCACGTATAGGATATACACTATCAAATTTCTCTATTAAGCTCTTACCCTTCTCAAATGACTGATCACTTACACCTGTGCCTGGTGCTCCAACCTCTGCGAACTCACCACTCTTAGTGTTAAATGCTTTCTTAACTGGTTTACCATTTTCCATCGTAGTGACTGGAACCCAACCACGTGAGTTCGGCTTACCTGAGCCAACTACCTGAGTCTTACCATTTTTCAATGCACCCTTTGCTGCATCACTGTACTGACTAACTTGTTTCTTTTGCTTGTCTGCGTCACTCTCCTTACCCCCTGATCCTGTCTCGAATGTAGATAATCCAAGAGCACAAGATAGGTCACCATCGCAAACCATGTCAATTAGTTCAAGAACGTTTCTGGTAATACCTTGAATTAGATTTGCTGCTCCTTTAATAGCACTTATCGCACCTTGAATAATACCCAAGGCAGCATCAATACCAGCCATGAGTTTTTCCATGAGACCACCAAATAACTCTTGGAATAGATCTTGAACTAAACATAAGGCAGCATCAAGCACTTGACTGAGAAGATCCATCAACAGTCCACCGATGACATCAAGCAATTCTTCTTTGAGCTGTTTGAAGAGACAGTCAATCAGATCTCCTATGTTCTTGAGTTTATCAACAGTAGGATCTAATAAATCTGGATCAGGAGTTTTGATGTCATTAATTTCTTTCTGGATCTCTAACTGAACCTCCTTCATTATGGTTCCTTTGACGTTACTCAGAACACCGTTCATGAATCCCCCCATCCTGTTCTGCATCAATTCTATTTCATCAGCTATGTCTGCTAAATCACCAGTCTGTTTGTCAATGAACTCACCTATCTCATTCTGTTCTATACCTCTAGCAAACTTTAAGAACTCAGCAGTAGCACCCTTCATCTTTACGTCAGCAGGAGTACCACACTTACCATTACCTACATGTACTGTATACTTCTTTCTCTTGTCTGCTGCTTTTTGGGCATCTGTTTGTTGGGATGCTTTACCACGTTCGTTGACAGTTGATACAGTGTTATCATCACCACCTTCATTCTCATTGACGTTTACATTATTATTATTTTGGTCTTTATTTGTTGTATCACCAGTACCACCAGGTGTACTACCACCATCTCCATGTAGTTTTGGATCATAGTCTGGAGCAAATATCTGTTGATAACCTCTCTTATCGTTCTCTGCTACCTTTGTGTATATTCCTTCTGGGTTCTGGTCACTGATACTACCCATAATAATAGGTATCTGAGCTGAGTCACCATCCATAAAGAATCCAATGACCCAACTGGTAACCTGTAACTGCTGAACAGATCCCATGCCACTTCTCTGAGCATATACTACAGGCATAACACAACTAGCCCATGGCAAGTCTGCTGTAGGTAGAATTGTTTTATCTGGGTTGTGATACCCAACTATTCTTACCTTAACTTTTCCTGTATAATCGTAGTCTTTTGCGTTCGCACCCGTATACTCTGGATCAGACCCGTCGTTCTCGATCTGTCCAATCCACCAGTTCATCCCATCTTTACCGATGGCGTGTGCAGCACTCTCTAAATTCATCCTATACTATCCCTAAACAGAGTTACTCTAGTAGACATCATGTCTCTTTCAGTTAAGAATTGTCTGTATATCTTGCCTACTATGTATTTACCACTCAACTTGGGTTCTTTTTCACCAGTTCTAGCATTATACTTGTTAACTCTAACAACTTCTCCAACTTGTAAATCCTGCATGCCCTCATATTCAAAGGTAGCAGACTGATTAAAGAATAATTGATTTCTTATCATAGACTGTGATAATTGTTTTGTCAAATCTTGTGTATATGTACCCTCTGTGTACATAGCAGTATCTAAAATCTTAGACATAATTCTAGTAGGTCTTCCACCCTTCTCTTCACTACCAAATCTTTCATAGAAACTTGGTAAGGTTCTCTGGTTTAACTTCTTCACTGAGGGATAGAAGTCATTGATATAGAAAGGTATCTCTTCATACTTGAAGTCTTTCATATCCAAAGTGAATGTTGTACTGGCATAGCTACCTAGATTAACACCACGAAATATATCACTTGTTTCACTGACACTAAATCCAAAAATGTTTATGTCCTTCTGATCTTCATCTGGATCCTCATCTTCCTCAAAGAAGTTAACATTGATTGACCTAGATGGTGCTATTTGAGTTATAGCATCCATAGATCTGAAATTATAACCATCAGCATTTTCAAAGAATAGATATCCCGCACTCTTTTTACCACTATCTCCCTCTAATATTGATCTCCAAGCCAGCCAACCAATAATTGTATAAGGATCCCAATACGGACTTACAAACGACAACTTTGTCATAGACTTATCTACCTTAAAGTTTTTTGTAGATCCTAAGTCTCTTGTTAGCAACTCTTCAACTATATCACTTGTAGATTCTCCACCACCTTTACCAAACCTTCTTGAGATCTTGGTAGCACTATTCCTGAGAGCATCTACACTAATACAGTATAACACTGCCGATGACTGCTTTCCATCTTTAACTATACGATCTTTGATATCGTATATAATCATTGATTGTTTATATACATTACCTTCCATTCCTTTACCAATAGAATCATCTGTCCAGATAATCTCTACAGGTTCCATACCCACAATAGAGTCACAGATACCACTTCCACTATCATTAATTTTTAACATGATAAGGATATTTGATTTAGTAATATCCTCAATATAATGTAGTTCCATCAACTGATTAGATGACAAGTCCATGACGACATATCCAGTCGCTCCAGACTCATCTTTTGCGGCTATTCCTATTTGAAGTTTGATTAATCTAAAATTAGTCTGTTTCATACTATATCATGGGAGGTCTCTCCTCCATGCACTGTGCCAATATTAGCAAGAAGGAATCGACTAACTTCTAACTCTGTTGGTGCTACACTATTTTTCATATCCATAGTGATACCATTACCTACGTTCATTGATCCCTGTATTTCTCTAATTTTTGATGCTAACTGACTCTCATAATTCTGCTCCTCTGAACCATTGATCATAAGAGTATTATTTTCTGACATTGATATTTCATTTAGTTCAACAATCTGATTGGTTAAACTATTGATATCTTGATTATTTGTTTGTGCTCCAATATCAGCTTTGTATACTCCACCTAAAATTTGATTTAATACATTAGAAGTGCTATTAGTGGTAGAACTAGATGTTGAACTCTTGAATATACTCTTAGCCGACTCTGCCACATTTGTAATAGCAGTTTGAGTCTGATCATAGTGAGTGTTAGCTGAAGCATATATCTTATCTGGAGCTGAACCATCTAGAGAAGGTCCGCCAGTACCCTCCATCATTTGTATTAAACTTTCATTCTGTCTTCTGCGTTTCTGTAGTCCTGTAACAGCAGCACCCATAGGTGTTTCTGGAGAAACTTCATGGTCTTTGTTATTAGCAAGACCGAACATATTTGTAATAGTGGAGAATAATCCACCTCCTGCTATGAGTTGCTCATCATTCTTCTGGTTGTTTATATTAGTGTCACCCTCACTTGACATATCAGGTTTTGGTAGGTCAAATGCTTCACTGATACTAGATATTTGTTCTTTTGCTGCTACAAATTCTGGTGAGTTAGGCATTGATAGAGCAGCTAACAATCCACCTAAACCAGCTGCTACTGCCTTTAATGGTAATCCCATAGCAGCTGCTAGAGCACTCTTATACTTGTCTAGTCCAAGATCTTCAGCAAACTCGGAAGCGACGTTAGCATCACCATCAAGTCCTAATTCCTCAAGTGATTTAACATCACTATGCTCTGTAGCTGGTTTATGAGGTTGTAATGATTTCTTAAGTGGACTACCACCACTAGCAGGATTGACATAACCACCTTTTGCTAATTTAACATCACTTCCACTGTTGGTTAAATTTTTATTAGTTTGGTTTCCAGGAGTGATATTAAGGTCAGCATTGACATTTTCACTATCTGATCCAGGTTGTCCATCTGACCCATCCTGTCCGTCCTTGATGTCATCAGCAACCTTTTCTTCTTCCTCATCCTCCACATCATAATCATCATAAAACTCAATAGGTGCATCAAGATCCATTATTGGTAATGATGCAGGATTGATGAAGTTAGCAAACTTCCTCATTGTGGTCTGAGCTCTGAGTATCTCATAACCATTAGCTAAGTCAGTTCTTATTCCACCAGATCTAGAGTCATCTCTATTATCTGCCTCGACCATTGACTGTAAGTTCTCTGCCAAAAGGAAGTCTTTATACTTGTCTTCCTTCATCATGGTATGAAGCATCGCATTGCGATCTTCAAAGAGACCTGTAAGATCACTCAGTACTATATGTACGTCTTCTAAACTGGGAAACTTATCTGGTTCCATTACATTTCACCGTATTTACCTGAGAGTGGATTGATACCATAGATAGGTTTTCTTTCTACTTTCTTCGTTACAAGTCTATTCACTGGATAAGGAACAGGACTCACAACTGGAAAAGGAAGAAAAGCAATCAATGGTTTTGTTATTGTAGAGGTTGTGCTACCGTTATTTGGTGCTAGTACAGGAGAGAAGGAAGGACCTCCCATTGCTCCGTTACTACTTGGCCACCTAACTGTCTGTGATAGAGGATAACCATAAGACGGACCTCCCATAGCATCGGTTGATGGAGGTTCAAAATTACCTAACTGAATTAAAGGAGCATATGGAAGTGGATCTCCTGCTCCACCGTATCTAGTTGAGTCTTTTATATTATCAAATTCAAAGTGCAAATGAGGACCTGTGGAATTACCTGCACCAGGATCTCCCTTGGCACCACCAGTCTTTGCTAAAACCTCTCCTGCTAAAAATTCCCCAGATTTTTTTACGAACGAACTTAAATGAGCAATACGCATTTGTATTCCAGTATTAGGTAGCCATACATCCATCATGTTACCATAACCACCGTATCTTCCTGCTGCTATTATCTCACCACTTTCAGCAAAACCTACGGGTGTGCCAACGGGGGTTCCAACATCCACACCACCATGAGGTCTCGTTCTGTTCTCTGTTGAACCATAGTAATCAGTGATATCAAAATTAGATACCATTGTTCTATCACCAGCTATAGATGTATTACTACTACTGGTATTTGTGATCATTGTATTTCCTTCAATTACATTTGTCTGTGCTTTAACTGGTCTAGTCAATATATTTGTAATTAATCCAGCTACAGGATTAGTAACTGTAATTGCTTTCGTTGCTAAACCCGCAAGTTTATCTTTAATCTTTGTACCGTTAAAAATTTTTGGAATCTCACCGCCAGGAAATAGTCCAGACAACACAGATGCTTCTTGTAGTAACTTATCTGACTCGGTGCTAGGAGTTGGTAATGTAGTAAGGAATCCTTTAGTAATGCCAAGCATCATGGCACCCACTTCCTTGAATAAACTTGACATCACCTTACCCATCTTAGAATGAGGTATGACAAGTTCCCCTTCACCACCTTCACCAATTAATGCTCTAGTAGGGCGTGTGACCTCTCCACCCTCTGAGAAACCGAGAGCTCCACTTTGACTATCACCATCATAACTCTGGGTTTCTTCATTCCATTGTGCATATGGGTCTTGTCCCATAAGAACTTGAATAAGTTCAAACCCTGTTAGTCCCCAGCCAGCAATTTGTGAGACAATCTGAGCAATACCTGGAAGAGCAGCACCTATACCTGTAGTAGCAGCGGGTGATGTGACAAGAGTTGTTCCGTCAGCAGCAAGATCCATGGTAGCAAGAAACATACCAAGTTGTCCTTTCCAACCACCAATTCTTTCATATCTCTTTATATCATTAGCTGAAAGAACCATACTTGCTACTGGTATAGCACGTCCAGCCCCCTTTGCCATAACTTTGGAGAGTCTCTTTGCTAGTGGAGAGTCAAGTATCGCTTTCATCATATCAGATACTTTATCCATTATGACTTTTCTATTTTTCCATAACACTTTTAACTTTTTAAGTTGACCAACAGTACCTTCTACCGCCCATTTACCAGCTTTATATAAATTTTTTCCCGCATTGATACCCATATCCCTTACTTTATTCGTCAACCTAGTTAGATTTCTAGGGTTAAAGATACGCATGAAACCTCTATATACAGGTTTCTTTCCTAATGACGACGCACCACCAAGTCTTAATGCTCCAGCTCTGACGTTACGAATCATTCTGCCGAACCTATTCTTTTTACCCCAACTCTTGAACCTCAGTCTCCTCTTAGGTTTAAATCTTATCCTACCTAAACTACTTGGAATACTCGTTCCACCATCTGCATCTCTATCTTTTTTCTTTCCACTCGTTAAAACTCTTTGTTGTTGGATGGTTGTCATCACAAAGAATCTTCTTCTATTCCTTAGATAATCAATATACTCCATCTCAGTATCAAGCATTTCCTTGGCACTACGAGTCATCTCACCTGATACAGGCAAGAGTTTAACTCCTAGCATCTTAGAGATAGCGTTACGATTCATCGTCTCTTACGTGATTGACGTTCTTTTTCTATACGTTCCCTCTCATCGTTTAACCACTTAGAAAGCATATTGACGTAAATGTCACGCTCCCAAGGGATCATATTCTCTATGTCACTCAAGGTATATTTATGGTGTTGCACCAAGGCAAAATTCGTTTGATAGAACCTTGCTAACCCCTCTTGGAATAGGGCTATCCGAAAAAATTGACTAATCCTTCGATGACACTAGAAGTTTTGACACCTGTGTTAGGATTAGTAACTGTAAGCTCATGGCGAAGAGTAGGCATAGTATCAAAGAACTTTTGGATACTTTCAAACTGATCAGTAGTAAGTTGCTCAAGCCAGTCTTGAGCCTCTTTAGGCGTGAACGATCCACAATCTTCTTCTCCTTGATAAACTCTGTCGATGCATGTAGATACCAATTCGTATGGATCTATTTCTTTGTCAGTAAAATTAACCTCAGTGAAGTATTCTAAGTTAGGATACTTCATCACCACTGTCACAGTGTCGTTAAGTTTAATTGTATTAGTATGTCCCTTTGGGAAGTCAACCTTGATCGCCTCAACGGGAACAGTCACGGGAACTTTAGTCTTAGGGTCATCTTTACATGGTACTTCTATCTCAATGGTTTCTTGAATAGACCTACCACGTAGTTGTAAGAAAATATACTCAACATCAAAGATAGACAGGTCATCCATCTTAAATCTAGTTATAATACAGTTCTTGAATATAATTTTAATCGCTTCAAGTATCTGTTTAGTATCGTTCTCCTCCAATGCTAGGATCAGAACCTTTTGTTCTTTAACTAAGAAAGGACGATATTTTAATTTCTTCTTGGTTGATGGTACTACCAACTCATACGTTGGCGTAACAAGTTCAGGTAATGGCATAATAAGTTAGTCAGTATATATTATATATCAGCTTTCTAGAGGGATAGTTTTGGTGTTATGTGAAACAAACTCAGAATACTCATAGTACATACCTATGCTGAGTTTAACAACTCCTGATCCACCAGAACTGTATGGTATAGATGAAATCATATATGGATAAGAGTTAATCAATTTTACTGTCCATGTATGGAATTGTTGATCCTTAAATGGTGCGTATACACCAATATACTTCTCAAACTTCTTAATTATAGTGTCACATGTGTATGACTTATAGTAGTTCTGTACGTATGCTCTGTGGTAACTATCACCATCTGTACCTTTCCCTTGTATAAAATCTTGCCATCCTCTGAAAAATCTATATGCTTCTGACTTAACATCAAGTATAAACGACATATCCATCTCATTGAATACCTTTGCCATAGCTGGTTTCATGTTTATACCTTTATGAACCATCTTGACATCCTGAGACACCATTGATGTGCCTGGTATCTGGATCTCGTTTGCCATATCAACCATCAACTTATTGAAGGAGTTGTTTCTAACGTCGTATTTCTCCAGAAACTTAGCTAATTCACCATTAACTCCCGCAGGATCAATAGCGAATTGTAGATCATATTGGTTAGTAGAGGAAGGACCTCCACTGAACTTTAGATCAGTTAAAAATTTTGTAACGCTTTTGAGTGCCATAAATATAGTATATGGGGTGGTATTTTTATTTATGTCTCTAAAACAAGGAAAGTTCAAACCCAAGAACTATAAGAAATATAAAGGAGATCCAACCAACGTATTCTATAGGTCTGGTTGGGAACTTAAGTTCATGAACTGGTGTGATGGTGACAGATCAGTGCTTAGTTGGTCATCGGAAGAGATAATAATTCCGTACAAATGTCCTACTGATAACAGAGTACACAAGTATTTTCCAGATTTCTGGGTCAAAATACAAGAAACAACAGGAGTTAAACAGTATCTTGTAGAGGTTAAACCTCTAAAACAGACACAAGTACCCAAACCTCAGAAACGTCAAACCCAAAAGTATCTAACGGAGGTTATGACCTATGCTAAAAACGATGCAAAGTGGAGGGCAGCTCAGGAATTCTGCGACGACAGAGGATGGAAGTTCAGACTCATCACAGAACGAGAACTCAGGATTAACTACCCTGCTCCTAAATCTAAAAGGAAGCAAGGTAAGTAAAGGGGAACTGAGAGAGAAAATATTTGAAGCACTCTACGACAATGCCACAGAACAACCAGAGGTAGGTAAGTGGTATTTCTTTGAATATGACCCGAAATGGAAAGATATATTAAAAGTATGGGATGAGTACCCATTAATAAAACTCATGGAAATTAAAAGTGATAGACTACTTGGTGCGAATATACACTACCTTAAACCAAGAGCTCGGTTAGGGTCACTAAATAGTCAGGAAGCCCCTATGTCTACACTTCATTACTATATACCTAAGAATGCCGATAACCTTTTCTTTGAGGTCGGTGAAGAAGATGTCGCAGCAATGAGTCAATTACCACTAGAAAAATTTCATAGAAAACGATAATGGCCAAAGAAATATATGGTAGTGGAGCGTCATATCCAGCTGGAGTAACTAACATTGCTTACGCTTCTTACCTAGAGATATCAAAATATAAGTATAACGCAGGATTAAAAGCAGCTTATGCTAATGGTCAGAGAGACGTTGCTGCTTCGTTTGGTCAGAGTGGACTTGCTCAGAGTGCTAAGGATGTTGTTAATAATATTGGTCAAACATTATTTGGTGGTATAGATCCCAATGACTATGACTTAAATAAGTTTAATGAAGATTTAAAGAATGATATAGCAACCTCAGCAGAGTTTGAAGGTGAGAATAGGAACCAGATCACCAAAGATGTGATGGCAGGAGACTATACTCATTTATTCAAAGATGGCAACTCAATAACCCTACAAAATGGTGATGTAATTAATAACGCAGAGCAACTTTTAGAAATTAAGAAGGAAGCACAACGAACAGTAGGTAATGATGTAAGTATCTTTAACTTACCCATGCCTCAAGAGTTCAGTTACAACTACAGTGCTGACTGGTCTAATGAGTTCAAGATGGGAACCATGGCTAGAGCAATGGATGACTTAGCTGGTACTCTAGGTCAAATGTTAGTAACAGGAACAGCAACAGCTGCTACAAAAAGTCTTCAACTATTAACAGGTGTCGCTGTTGACGGTGTTGAACAAGGGTCAGGTCTAAGTAATGTAACAGATGTTTTGGGATCTGCGTTTGAAGGAGCAGTTAATCCATTAGGTAGTACTGATGAATTGAATGTCAATAGGATTCTAGGACTAGCAGGATTAGCACCTAATGAGAATGCTATAAACTTTTTTAAGAAGATACAGAATAGAAAGTTTAACTTGTCATTTGACTTCTTTGCTCGTGATCCAAATGAAGCAGATAACATAGATAAAATCATATATGCGTTCAAGGGAGGAATGCACCCAACAGCAACTATGAAAGGAACTGGTGGAGTTCTTGGTTTCCCAGACCTATTCACTATCAAACCAATGTTTGTTCAAAAGAATGAGGGAGCTGGTATTACTAAAGTGAGACATCCCATGATGCCTAAGTCTAAGCTTTGTGCTTTGACTGATCTACAAATAAATACTTCACCATCAAATAACTTTGTAACCACTAAAGATGGTAAGATCCCACTACAGTCAGTTACAATGATGTTTGAAGAGATAACAGCAATGACTCAATCAGATATAAAGGCAGGAGATTTCTAATGTTATTTGAAAGAGGACCTAACGTATTATACAACTATACAGATCAATACCTTGATCCTAAAGTTTATACCGCAGCAAATTTATGGAGAAGGAATGACATCAAAGATGATTATCTTTCTTCTCTTGTCCTTATGGATGAATATCTAATAAGGTCTGGAGATACTCCTGAGTCAATATCATTTGATTTCTATGGAAGAGTAGATTATGGATGGGTAGTTATGATAGCAAATGATATTACTAGCTACCATGAACAATGGCCAAGAACATCTCAAGCTTTAAGTGAATATGTTTATGCTAAGTATGAGAACCCTGCTGCTGTAATGATGTATGAAACTACTGAAGTTACAGATGCTTTAAATCGTAAGATTGTTAAAGCAGGACTCAGAGTTCCATCTAACTATCAGGTCACATACTATGATGGTACAGCGTCTGCGGGTGTAACTGTCAATCCAGTATCACCAGTGACATACTATCAATATGAAGAGAGATTGAATAGTGAGAAAGAAAAAATAAACGTAATAAAACCCGCCTACATAGAGGAGTTCGTAAGAGTTTACGTTGCTTCTCTACATAAAGGCGGGACTACTGTACTCGGTACGAGTAAAGCTGATATTAAAATAAATTAAGGATTAAATCCTACACCAGGATCAAAGTCACCAAAGTCGACAGTTCCCTGTGTCTCAGGTGTGTCGATGGTGTAAGTAAATCCATCATCTATTCCTGTAGGAAAACTATAAGACATACCATCTAATTGGTCTAAATCGCCACCGACTCTTTCACTAGAGAAGGTGGTTTTGTGGTCTTCATCGAAGATTTTTAATCCTGCGTCTGTTAACACATGGTTGTACATCTTCTCGAATACACCTGGTGGTATGGTACAAATATGAGCACCATTCCAGAATGCGAGGGTAACCTTAGCAACGTCACGAATAGATGCTGCTAATACTTCAGTATAGATGTTGTGCTTCTTGTAGATATCAACTATAGAACGAACAACTTCTACACCTGAGTGAGAGTTATCTTCTAGTCTACCAACGAAAGGTGAAACATATTTTGCTCCTGCCTTTGCTGCTAGGATTGCTTGTGCTGTGCTGAATATAAGTGTTACGTTTACTCTAATTAATTCTTTTGAAAGAGTGTGACAAGCAAGGAGTCCGTCTGGTGTACACGGAACCTTGATTGTCGCACAGTCACCAAACTTTGCTTTTAATCTACGACCTTCGTTGATCATAGTTTCAGCATTGCCTACGACTTCCATAGAGATATCACCGATTCCCATGTCTTTGAGTTTTTGGTACACCTGTTCTGGGTGTCTGCCACTCTTCATAATAAGGGTAGGGTTGGTTGTTACACCATCAATAAGACCTGTTTCGTATGCGTCTTTAATCGCCCATACGTCAGCAGAATCAATGAAAATCTTCATAGTTATTCGTTAGCAAGTTTAGCAAAGTAGGATAATGCGTCATCTTCTTCTGTCGCAGGAGCAGATGCCGATTTGAAGGAAGGAGCTGCGGATGCTGCTATCTCAGTAGCACCTTTTACTTCTCTATACTTTCCTTCTGACTCATCTTCCAACTCAGCGTCTGGTATTCTACGAGTTGGTTGAGTACTAAGAACTGTCTGTAGACGAGTCTCTAACTCTTCAAAAGTTTTAAACTTATCAGGAGCAGTAAAGTCAGTTAGACTATACTGTTGTGACCACAGTGTTTCTAATTCTGCGTCATCAAATCCTTTAAGTGTGCTTGGTTCAGCAAACTCAGACTTGTCATAGTTCCAATAACCTTCTACCTTTCTGATCTTCACCTTGAAGTCAGCACCCTTCCAGAAATCGAATGGATTGATAGGGGTCTCATCAGCAAATGCGGGTTGCATTGCTTCAGTAAGTTTGTCAAAGATTTTCTTTCCAAACTTGTAAAGGAATACTCTTCCTTCATTTTGTGGATTAGCAGGGTCTTGTACAACGTAGATATTGCTGTAGTAAGATAACTTACGTTTTTGCTTACGAGCAATCTCTTTGTCAGAATCCTGACCACTATTCCATAGTGTTCTGTTTAGTTCTGAAACAGGATCTTTTTTGCCTAAAGTTGTGAGAGAGTTCTCAATATACCATCCACCAGGACCTTGGAAGGCATGACTCCAAACTTGTGCCCATGGAAGGTCTTCTCCATCGGGTGCGGGTAGGAATCTGATTACTGCGTAACCATTCCCCGCTTTGTCTACTTCTGGTTTCCAAAGACGCTCGTCGGCACCTCTGACTTCGGTCTTGTTTAATGACTCTGCCTTAGAAAGCAGATCAGTATAACTTGACTTTTTAAGTGAAGCAAAAGACATTGTATTCTCCGTATTGTGTGTATTGTACTGTGTAGTCGTACGTTCTATTTATAGCAGAAAAGGAAGTCGTTGACAAGGCTTTCAGACTTTTCCTTGCCAAACTTTTGTGCTAAGTAAGGACCCACTGGATCCAATCGAGTCATATAAGTATCAAAGTCCTTATACACGTTCGTGTCTGTCCCTTTCGGTTGATTATATTCTATCATCTCTTTGTATTTTGTCAAGTATTTTTTGAATGTGTCGAGGTGCTGATCTACCTCATCCATCGGGCAATATCTGACATATATGTTCTCTGAGAAGTGATTACCACGTTCAAAGAAACGGTAGTTTTCAGTACACTTTGGTAGGTCATCTACACCAAAGAGATACTTCTCTGTAGGGTGTTGGAAGTCAAAAACTATGATGACTCTCTTCTGTGTGAACCCCATGAGATCCATACCAAAGCAAGGTAGATTTGCCCCAGTGTTAGGATAGATTATTGTATTATATACGTGCGTCTTGTCACTCCATATATCTACTTCTCTAGACTTAATAAAGTGTTTGTTCTTGTATATCTTAGCAGTTAAGTTAGTGCCTTTGCCTTCCCACTCTGCCCATGTATTTTGATATTCGAGGTCAGGGAATGTTTCCCATACAGCCTCTTTCCAGTTCTTCCACAAATTCATTCTTCAACACTCTCCAGTTCTTCAATAGCATCAACTGGTACTTCATTACCGCCTATATCATACCAGTGAACATTATCTCTAACGCCTAGGTATGATAGATCACTAAAACTATTCTCTCTTAGCATAGCTTGTAATCTATAATGTATCAATTCAGATTTTTTCATTGGTATACGCTCAAATCACATTCAACTATAAGTTCACCTTCGTGTACTTCTCTTTTGGGTTGTCCTATCTTTTCTAGGATGTCGCCAGGTATTTTCTTTTTAGTTATGTCATAGGGTATGGGTGCGTTTGCTACACATACTCTAACACATTCCCACTCTTCCTGAGTTAACTTAGGTTCTTTGTTAGCACTCATTCCTTTGTATACTCTAGTTGTGAGGGTCATAATATTTAATCAAGAGTGCTGTACCCGCTATGAGTACAACGATAATAATAGTAGCGATCACTTTGCTCCCTCCAATTCTTCGATCATTTTTTCTACCTGTTCCTTCAACTGGTTGTAGAAGGTGGTGTTTACATGCTCAGGTTTCATACCTAACAATGTTGCTGCTTCACGAACCTGTGCCAGAATACGTTTTGCTTCTGGTCTGTCAGATAAAGTGACACGCATAAACATTGTTTGTTGTAAGTCTATGAGTTCTAACAGTTTAATCAGTTGTTTGATCTTCTGATCTACTGTTAGTATAATCCCCATACGATTGATGTCAACGTATAAGTCTTGCATTCTTTTTAATTCGTCCTGAACTACGTCAGACTCGAAGAATTTCATAGGTAGAGCTCCTTGAGTATTTTACGGTGCTTATCGGTAGATGTCTTCAGTAAAGGTTCGTACTTTGTGATCTTAGATTTAGCATCTTGCCAAACTGGATCAGTAGCAGTCACCCTTTTACAGAACTCGAACATCTTTTCCATTATAACCACCGACTCTAATTGTATTTTACCACCCATCCACAATTTAATCAAGGTCGGGTGTGGTTTGCCAGTGAATAGGTCATTAAAGTCATTACATGACTCTTTCATTATACGTGCGTCGCTCTGGAAAATATATGATAAGGACTGTAGTTTTCTTATATAGTCGAGATAATTCTTCTCTCCGTTGGCGGTCATTGCACCAATCCACTCACTATTTTCTTGTACAAAATTTGCCAGATAGAATCTCGCTAACTCTTCCTCATTATATTTACGTGATAGTTTTATAAAGAAATATTTGTCCTTCCTCTTATCATATGTTTCTTGCTTTGCCTTAGCGAATTGATTCCTTCCGAAATCGTAGGTTTTAGTTTTAAAATGATTACGCATGGCAAGATACATACGGTAAGCATCATAACCCTTCACAGTGCTAAAAATCCTCTGCTCCCCTTCTTGATGAAATTTAACTTTTGTGCTTCGTACTTAAGCTTCTCCTTAAGTGGTTTGTTAATTAATTTATTTACCCCTTCTATCTCAATAGATTTCTCTTCACAATACATAACTATTGCTTCAATATAATTTAGTGATCCATCTTTGACGATGTTCTCAATCTCAAGCGAAAACTTGCTCGCGGTCATAAAATTTTCCTCTAGGGCATCATTTAGTTTTTTACCAGTCGCCATGGATACTCCTGTAATAGTCTATGTAATCTTTTAGTTTAGGTACGTAAGTTAGAATGTCCTTCTTAACAAAGACTTGTGGAGTGCCAGTTTCCACTGCGATAATGGTTACAAGTTGTTTTACCTTTAAACCTGTAAGTTCTTGAAACATTATAGCATAAGCGGTTTCTTGTGAGAAGTAATCTTGTATCCACTCCTCACGCTTGAACTTAGTTGACGTTTTAAAATCTATAATCGCTAGTTCGTTATCATATTCAGCAATACAATCGACTCGTCCTGCGAGTTTCAATGTGTGAGAATATAGAGATTCTTCTAGTGCGTGTATATTATTTATCTTGTCAATATAAGGTCGTATTTGGTGGAACATTCCTAATGATAGCACGTCATCCCTGTATCTGTCTAGGGGCTTGTTACTTAGGTAATCTTCTGCTAACTTATGGCATTTATTACCACGTGTAGTCGCACGTTTAGATATAGCATTAGCCTCATCCTCACCGACCTTACGTCTCCATTCTAATATTGATTTCTTCTTCTTTTCACCAATGACAGTTGTGACGGAAGGGTAGGCATTACCCTCAACGAAGTAACGTCTACCCTTCTCTGTTGTCTTTGCTTTTAAGTTTGGAAAATTATGTATATTAAGGTGATTAAAGTCCAAGATTCAATTTATTAATAAGATAAGACTTCACCAGTCCAGAACGAACTATGTCCTGTATACCAAACTCCACCATTTCAAATTCATCCATACCTTGAATGATTTTCATAAAGTCTAAAATACCGTTCCTTTCGTTTGTCTTAACAAGGTCAGTTTGAGCAGCATCACCTGCAAAGATAATCTTTGTGTTGACACCTAATCTAGTTATAATACTATCTAACTCGTGAAAATTCAAGTTCTGCATTTCATCGACTAATACAATAGCATTATCTAATGTAGTACCACGTAAGAATGATGTACTCCAAAATGATATAGTTTCTTGTGCCTTTAGATTAGCATAGAGCATATCAAAGCTAGCATCATCAGGCATCTTGAACATATAACGTACCATGTTCTGATATGGTATCTGATATAGCTCTGCCTTATCTTCATGATCACCTGGTAAGAATCCTATCTCTCTGGTAGGTACTAATGATCTAACGATGTACAGTTTATCATAGGATGACTGTTCGTTTAGTATCTCCTGTAGTGCGAGATACATTCCTATGAATGTTTTACCTGTACCCGCAGCACCGTACATGTATAGATTTTTTTGTTTTGAGAACGCATCAAAAACTTTCTCCTGACTTGGAGTCAGAGGTTTTATCTGAGTTAGATATCCTGAGTTGATAGGTTTGCGTTTCATTTGTCTCTTAGTTAACCCAACCATTGAAGGTTGTTTCTTGTCTTTAACAGGCATAGAATTAAGGAGCCTCGAATTTAGCGTAAGGGTGATGTTTTTTGACATTACGAAGTCGGTCTTTGAAACCATCAGGTAACTTGTCCTGATAATCTCCAACTCCAGAAACCGCGTCTGCGACTCCTGCGTTCCAATCTTTATCCCAGTCGGGATTGCTGTCTCTCCACTCTTCATATTGAGCAAGAGTCATTTGGAGTTCTTTCATCTCTCCTGTTTTTAGATTTTTAACTGGGTAAATTGCCATTATGTTGTCCAATCAAGTGCTTCTGCTACTGTAGGGAACTGTTGTATAAACACCCTACGACATGCTTCAGCAATGTCCATGTGTTCTTTTTGTGTCCCATGTGCAGACCTTAAATTTATATAGTGAACCCACGACCTACATGATCCCGTCATATAGAGTTTAGTAGGAGTTGCTAACGGGAGTACAAATCTAGCACACTCTTTAGCGACACCTGACCGAATAAGTTCATTATATAAATCTATTCCCTCAGCAAAATACTTCTTTATTACCTTCTGTAGTCTAACTCTCTCCTCTGGTTCTATATCATCTATACTATTCTGTCTGTTCTTATCGTCCTGTCTTCTCAAGTCTGGTATGGGTATCTCACCCAATAGGTTAGTGTTAGCATATCGCTGACTAAACTCTTGAAACGTAAATGACCTGTGTCTCAATATCTGTGCTGCTAGACCTCTAGTAGTGGATATTTCTAGAGTCATAGTAGCTTGCTCAAATACTGACCAATGTTCATGTTGTATACAGTATTTAAGTAATCCTGCGACTTTAGGGTTATCCTGATTATTAGGGTTGGATACTCTTGCGATGTACCCCATAGTTTTTTCAGCATCAGGGGTTATTGATATCAGTTTGACTGGTGTCGGTCTCAGTTTCATTACGTTGTGATGATGTATGTTTATAAAGTGCCTCGAAGATCTCGTCCGCTAAATCGTCGATATCCTCTGTTTCTGATTTGAAGTCAAACAAATCATTTTTTCTTTTTTGTAGCTCCTTTATTTGATGCGTCAATGTACTTTTTGGCATCGAAGAGTTTTGCTGTGACGTTTCCACTTGTGTACTCTATACTTTTTAAACATCCCTTACCTAGGGAGTCATAATAGCAATCAAATATATTGGTTTTGAGACCAATAATAATATCATGATGTTCAACTCCATCTGTCATGTAAGTGACTACGTAGGAGTTACGAGGTAATTTGGGGTTCTTAGCAAGAGATTTTTCGCAATTAATCTCTAATACGATAATACCGTACTTTTCTTGTTTTTCTGGTACATCCTCGTTCTTTGCCCAAACGGTCATCCTCTATTGCCCCACTCTATTTGAGGGAATGCTTCAGATACCACTGCTTTAGTGACTCTGTACTTCTTTTGAAGAGTCTTGTTACAGGCAGCGATGAATAAATCTGCTTCATCTTCCTGTAGACCTTCTAATAGTTGAATAAACAACTTCTCTCTGTTCATGTTGTTAAGAGATGCATCTCCTCCTTGGAAGAAACGATAAAATCCCTTGTATTCATGATCTAGTCGAGTGTGCTCTGTTCCTGCGGGTGCTTCATTCCTATTGAATGGTACGTCACCCTCTGGGAGCAAGAACTTAAGAGACTCATCAAAGTTAATGATGAGTATTGCTCTTAGTCCATTGTTGTTGTACTTCTGTAATAATTCTACTTTCTCTTTCTTCGTTTTAGCGGAAGAGACCTGTTGTATAATTTCAGTCAACAACGCATCGTTTGGTAATTTTTTTGCCATAATAATGTTACCTATCAAATCAGTATACTACTAATCTTCATCTTCGTCAAGTAGTAGGTCATCATCCATGAATTTAACTGCTAGCAGTTCTTCATTCACATATGACCCATTACCGTCCAAAAACTCTGGGTGTAGATTATCTAGTTGACGTTTATATGTGTTTTGGTCAACGGTACCTCTATATATCCATCCTATTACACCGCCTAATCCAAAGGCGAATATGGTGCTCATACTAGCAACATATATCATTAAATTACTTTCCATTGCTCTCCGTGATGTCAAATTTAATTCTAAGTCGACACCTCCACTTAAACAAAGGGAGGGTCAAGTCTAAGTCTAGTTTGGACTTTTTTTCCCTCCTGCGTCTTGGGAGCATAAGCTCTATGCCTTTATTTAGCGATGGATTTCTTCCTTCTACCTGGTCGGTGCTCCCACTCGTATTTTTTGGCATCGTCAATAATTCCCCTCAAGTATTTTACAATTTTCCTTGCTTCTGGTTTGCTAAGGAAGTGGTACGCTTCACGTATTTGCGTATGTTCAGAGTCTTTACCACCCTTGATGTACTCCTCAAGGTCGTGTGCGGTCTCTTCTATCGCTTTAGCGGTAGTTGACTCTAAAAACTCTAATGTCGCCTTCCTAGTCGCTTTAGAGTGCGTTAGAAGGGGATATAGTTTGAAGAGGAATCTCCTCTCCAGTATTGCTACGTCCAATGCTCTTTCGGCAAGTTCGTAGATATCGTCATAAGATTTAGACAAAGTTGTGCTCTCTTAAGTATTTTACTGTGTCGGTACAACCACCGAGTTTTTTACCGTTTACAGTGACTTGAGGAAATGTTGCCCCATTGCCAAATTCTTCGTAAAACTCTAGTCTGTTGAAGTCCGTATTCAGATCATATACCACATGTTGTAATTTGGCAAGTGTCAATACTTGTTTGATGCGGTCACAGAAGGGGCAACCGTCTTTTGAGTAAACCGTAAAATTCATGGAGTCTCGTAATTAAACCAACCAGTAGCTATGTATTTCTCTTCGATCTCTGATATCTGCCCTTTGTGAACATGTGTCCACGCAGCAGGCCAAAGTGCTATTCTCCCCACAATCGCTTCCATGGTAAACCCTTGCTCAAGAAACATTGTTCCTCCATCTGAGCAATTATTTAGAAATATACTCCATGCCAAGGCACGAGTTGTTTGGGGATTTGGATAATTCGTAAAATTAGTCGTTTCATGATGCCACAACTTAAAACCTCCTTTTGGTTTATAGTGCTGTAGGTTGAAACTGTCGTGTAACGAAAATCGGTCAGTATATTGTAAATTTTTATGTTCTTTCTCGTATTTCTGAAATGCCTTCACTAAAGCACCATAGATTATCTTATGAGTAAAACTGGACTCTGAAAATCGCGTATATACGTCTGTAGAGTCCTTTAACTCAGGATCGACAAAACCATACCCTATCTGTCCCGCTTCCTTGTCGGGATTCTTGTTAAAATATTGAATTATGACATTACAATCATCGGCAGTCAAAATGTCATCATATATGCCAATAAAGTTCATTTAATCATCATATACTAGACACTCAGGTTCATCTGGGTGTAAATCACAAAATAGCTCTAAAGCATTTGGGTCATGGTGGTCTCCCGCCTTGATCTCTTTTTTATGGTGTTCAGCGTACTCTTGTAACTCCTCCAACTCTACTTTATAGTGCCTTCTAGCAGCACTAGAAACTGTTGGGTCGTTTACGTGGTCTAAGTCATACTGAATGTGTTCTTCGATAGTTTTCATCTTTGTAACCTCGTGTACACTACTATTTATTGAAAAAACCCTGTGGGCAAAAAATACCCGAAATATTTTTTCCACTTTTCTGGGCACAGAAAGTCGGATTTCCCTCAGTATAGCATAAAAAAAGACCCCCTGTAAATAGGAGGTCTTTGATCGTGGACAAATGTATTATCCGATTGATGGAGCAGTTAATGCTACTTCTGTTGTCTCAGCAGATGCTAAGTCAAGTGGGAAGTTGTGAGCGTTACGCTCGTGCATTACTTCCATACCTAGGTTTGCTCTGTTTAGAACGTCTCCCCATGTAGGGATAACTTTACCATTAACATCAACAACTGATTGGTTGAAGTTAAAACCGTTCAAGTTGAATGCCATTGTACAGATACCCATAGAGGTTAACCATACACATACAACTGGGAACACTGCTAGGAAGAAGTGAAGACTTCTTGAGTTGTTGAAAGAAGCATACTGGAAGATAAGACGACCAAAGTAACCGTGAGCAGCTACGATGTTGTATGTTTCTTCTTCTTGTCCGAACTTGTAACCATAGTTCTGTGACTCTTCTTCAGTTGTCTCTTTGATTAAAGAGGATGTAACTAAAGAACCATGCATTGCTGAGAATAAAGATCCTCCGAACATTCCTGCTACTCCTGCCATGTGGAAAGGATGCATTAGAATGTTATGCTCTGCTTGGAACACGAACATGAAGTTGAACGTACCTGAGATACCAAGTGGCATTCCGTCAGAGAAAGATCCCTG